TGCATATGGTAAAGAATATCGTGTAACTGTTGAGGAAGTATAATGCAAACACAATCATCATCAAAAACTAGAGTAAAAAATGATACCGTTGGTAACGATGGTTTGAAAGAGCTGTATGCGGCATACGGGAATATGGAGACAAGTAGCTTCCGTGTTCTCTGTAAAAGTATGATAGAGAAGTCTACGGGTAAACGTGAAACAAAAGACACTTTTATTCGTTTACTAGATAGTGCAGTATCCAAAGACGTAATGGTCAAGAAGGTAACTAACTATCTTTTAGCTGGGCAAGGTCTTGGGGTGTAAATACCGAAATAGTTGATTTAAACTCCGATTGAGCTTATAATTGTTTATTGAATAGGAAATTATATTATGTCTATGTTTACTGTAGCAGGTGTTTCGATTTGTAATGGTGAGGTTAAGGTTAGATTTTGCTCTGACCTTGTACTTAGGGTAAAGAACTTGCATAAGCAAGGTGATACGGATATTCAATTGATTGAACTACCTAATCCTATGAATAAATTCGATACGTGTCAGTTTCTAATTGATAGTGGTCAATTTACAAAGTATGTAGATGACATTATTGAAATTCAGGGTAAGAAAGCTCCTAAAACGAGTACCCCTAAAGTATCTGTTCCTAAGTTAGAAGTAGATGCTGAAGTTGAATTTATTAAAGAATTAGCGGAAGCTTAAATTTTCTGTCTCGATAGAAAAGACCGCCGTCTATCGAGATATTTTTGTGGCGGGGATTATTATATGAGGATATCGCATGTCGATTCAATCTAGCGTTTTGAAAACTTTGAAGTCTGGTCGTCAATTTACTGCCGGTCAAATGGCAGGTTTGTTTAGTACTACCGAGTCAACCGTGGCCGCTCGTATCTCCGAGCTTCGCGCACAAGGTTATTCCATCTATAGCAATACTGCTAAGAATGGTAAGACTGCATACCGCCTGGGTACACCCTCGCGTCGTATGATTGCTGCTGCTTATGCAGCTGCAGGTAGCTCTGTTTTCAACTAATCAGTTGAACTGAACGGTTACCAGCCCCCCTGGTAACACCGGAACCGTAACCGGTACTAATTTGGAGAAGAAAATGCCTTTATTTGTTGTTGAAACTATTCAAACTTTTCGTCATAAGTATGTTGTTGATTGTCATACCGTAGAGCATGCTCTTGATACTATTGCTATGAATGAGGCAGATGAATTTAGTCAGATGTCTTTAGGTGAACAAATTATAAGGGGTTATGAAATTACTTATGACCAATTTGATAAAATGAATAATGATATGGTTGAAGGATGCGGAGATGGTACTCTGTATCAACCAGAGAGTGGTTCTCCTTGGATGGGACAGAAGATGATTCATAAGGTGGTGTATTAATTGGTATGAACATAATTGAAAGACATAAATCCGCAAAAAGAATTTTTGATCCCGCAGTTAAGGCAGACCGTGAGGATTTTAAATTTTTCTTACTTAACGGTAAATGGAAGAATAATATTTGTCCCTTTCTCTTAGACTGGCCCCACCTTACGGTGCCGGATATGATTAAGGATCGAATAACCAGGCACACCCTGCATATCTAACCCCTTTCTAGGGGTTTTTTTATGCATAAATATAAAGAATTAACCTCAAGGGTAAAAAATGGGTGTAAGTACCAATGCGCAGCTTGCTGAAAAAATAGCATTTGAAAAACTATCTAAGAGATTAGGTAAGACAACTGCTTTTGCGAAACCAGCCGGATTTGATACTGGGTTTCCTGATTTTGGTATTCGTATGATTATTGATGATAAAAAAGTAGATCTACATATTGAATATAAGGCTGATGCAAAAGCTCAGATGGGTTCAATGAGAGACTGGGTCTTTGATGGTACGAGATTCTCTTCCCCGGATAGTACATCAGAAGAAAAAAAAGACTTAATTGATATTATGAATTCTTCACCAGATTGTATTAAAAATGGTAAGCGTCTTTTGAGCGATTTTAAGAAGTATTCGGATCCTAAAATTACTAAAATATATTCAGGCATGATGACAATTGAAAAAGATCAAAAAATAAGACGTAAGAAGCTAGAAAATTTTGCTGCTAATACAACTAATTATCAATTAGCTAAAATTCAAAATTTAACACTCGGTAAAAAGATTATTGACCATTACGAATCTAAATTTAAAAAATCTGAGAGATCAGACGCCGATTATAGCATGCTTATGATGATGATTGAAAATGATATCTGGTTCATCAAAGATTCCGGTACTGCATCTAAAGATTTAAAATCTAAAATAGTAGAAAGATTTGGTACCAGTCAAATACCGGTTTTAAGTAACCTCAGCGCTGCACTTGAGGTAAGAATTCAACCCCGTGGTTTAAGTGCACCAGGTAAACCAGTATCTGTAGATGTAATGGCAAGTTTTAGATTATCGGGAAAACCAACAAACGGGTATAAAGTAATATAATGTTTACACTTAAAGCTTACATTACAGAGGCTGCCTCTGAAGATAAATTAACCCATTTAGAGCATGCTGAAGATCATGTTATTAATGCAGGGGAACAAGGTTTTGCCCATGCTTTTCATAACCTAGAAGACACTAAAGATCAAATTCAAGGTAAGAAAAATAAGACTAAGATTACAACTAAGTACGATGGGTCTCCATCTATTGTATTTGGTCATCATCCTGAAAATGGTAAGTTCTTTGTTGCTTCAAAATCAGCCTTTAACAAAGACCCTAAACTTAATTATACGTTTGAAGACATTGAAAAGAATCATGGTCATGCACCTGGTTTAGTGCAAAAGTTAAAGCATGCTCTAGAGCATCTACCCAAGGTTGCTCCTTCGTCTGGTGTGTATCAGGGAGATGTAATGCATTCAGGTGGTATGAAATCTGAATCTAATCCACATGGTGACGTTATGGATGAGGGTGGTAAGTATCACTTTAAACCTAACACCATTACTTACTCTACCCCTCATGGGTCTACAGAAGGTAAGAAGATTGCAAAGTCTAAGTTCGGTGTTGCTATTCATACCGCCTACGAAGGTACGACATTAGAAAATATGAAGGCACAGTATGGGGCAGATCTTTCTAAGTTTAAGCCTCACCCAGATGTTCATACTATCAGTGTTGTAGAGGAAGGTGGGCATACTAAGATGACTCCTGATCAAGAGCAGACGTATAATCACCATATTCAAGCTGCAACCAGCTCATTCAAACAGACACCTAAAAAAGCATACTCTGCTCTTACCGGGCATGATGAGCATCTTAAGACGTATATAAATTCAACTGTTAGGGATGGTACTAAGCCTTCTGTAGAAGGTTATAATAGTCATTTACAACAGAAGCATCTTCGTGAGATTGCAAAAGTTAAGACGGCAAAAGCAATTGGTACAAAAACCGAAAAGATGAATGCCGATCTTGCTCACGTCAAAAAGAATAAGAACCACTTTCAATCTATATTAGATATGCATCACCATCTTCAGAAGGCTAAGGATCAATTGGTAAGTGCTCTATCAGCTAAACCACGCTTCGAACATACTATAGGTGGTGTTAAGACTAAGCCTGAAGGATACGTTGTTGTAAGAGATAACAGACCAACAAAACTAGTAGATAGAGCTGAATTTAGTAGAGCTAACTTCGCTGCTAGACCTAGGTAATTCTCAACCGCCCACATATGGATTATACAGTCAAGGCAATAGATAATCAATGAAAAGTATCAAGGAAAAGCAGCTTTTGGTGAAATGGTCTCGTACTATGAATGAGCCTGTTGATCCTGCTTTGATTGAAGAGGTAGATCGATACAATTTAATAAAACAGCAAGTTGAGCTATCTATTAAAGAAAATTTATTAGGTGATCTTGTGAATGCATCTAATAGCATTAAAGCGATACCTTCTATACCATTTCCTATACCCCCTACCTTAGAAGAACTGGAAACTTTATTAGAGGAGGCAAAAGATGAGTTGGTTCAAACACAACCCCAAAAAGAAACCCCCAAAACCAAAGAAAACTTACCCAGTACCCCCGCAGCCAAATCCTTAATTGATCAAGCCGTTACCCACATTTCAAAAGAAGTTAGACTAGAAGCAAATTCATACCAGCAACCGGATGCTGATCTTTCTTCCAGAAATATAAATGATTTAAGAAAAAAGATTAAATTTCTTGAAGATTGGGTTAGTAAAATTTCTCTAACTGGCCCAGGAAGTGGTTCTTATTGGTTGTATGATCTAGGAGATACTAATTATAACATAGTTAAAACCCCTAGTAACGGAGATGTATTAACATTTAATTCTGCTAATGCTAAGTGGGAAGTAAATAATGTAACAAATTTACTGGGAACCAGGTATTATGGTTCATATTATGATATGACAACCCAGACTGCTAACGTTGCTAGTACTCCTTACTTTGTTCGAATAGGTACGGTTGATATACAAGACGGGTTTACAACTGACGGTGCAAACATAATTGCATCTTATTCCGGTGTTTACAACTTACAGTTTTCATTTCAACTAGAGTATTTTGGTGGCGGTGGTTCTGGAGACCACGTGGAAATATGGTTGAATAAGAACGGGGTTGATCAAGCAAATACTAATACTATGGTACATGTTGCATCAAACAATCCATATTCGGTTGCAGCTTGGAACTTCATAGTACCTATGGACTCAGGAGATAAAGTCGCTCTAAGATGGGGGACTTTAAACCCTAATATTAAACTAACATCTAACGGTCATTTAATAGGGCCTGCAGTTCCCTCAGTAATTGCTACTATTACATCAGTATGAAAACATTTAAAGAGTTAAGAGAAAAATGTTGGGATGGCTGGACTCAACAAGGCATGAAAAAGAAGGGTAACAGAATAGTACCCAACTGTGTTAAAGTATCTGAAAATTTTAAAGACGGTCGTAACCCTGAAGATAAGGGTGATATGGCTCGACACGGTCTCAAAGGTAAAACTATTACCCAATTGAAGAAAGTTAGATCTTCTGATTCTGCATCACCAAGAGAAAAGCAGCTGGCTCATTGGAGAATTAATATGACACAAGGGAAAAAGAAAGATAAATAACTTTATGTATACATTTCTAGAAGCCCAAGAAAAAACAGCTGTATTTACTTATGGTCGTAATAATCCACCGACTGTGGGTCATGAGGTACTGTTTAATAAGACTGTAGAGACTGCTAAAAAGCACGGTTCTACAGCGCACATCTATACCTCTCATTCTCAAGATAGTAAGAAAAATCCTCTCTCGGGTGAACATAAAGTTGAATTAATTAAGCATGCATATCCTCAAGCCCATGTTGATTCATCTTCTAAAGAGATGCCATCGATGCTTCACATTGCCAAGCACTTGCATAGTCAAGGACATAAGCATTTAGTTATGGTAGCGGGCTCGGATAGGGTTGATGAATACAAGAAAAAATTACAGCAATATAACGGTACCCATGAAGGTGCACTTTACAACTTTAAATCTATTAAAGTAGTTTCAGCAGGTCAGCGTGACCCAGATGCTGAAGGTGCTGCTGGTATGTCTGGTACAAAGTTAAGATCACATGCTATATCAGGTAACAAAGAAAAGTTTAAATCTGGACTGATGTCCGGATTATCTGACGAGCATAAAGAAAACGTTTATCATTCAGTTAGAAAAGCTCTTAAGGTAGACGAAATATATGATCCTCATCTCAAAATTTCCAAGTATCAGGAAGGTGAAAAAGAAGGTACAGACTACATGAAAAAAATTACTTACGGTCAATCTAAACAAAAGATTAGAGAACAAAAGCTACCTGTCTTACTGATGAGCTTTCAACAAAGACAGGCTTTGTTTGAGGAGACCGATCAAATTTCGTTTGACGGTATACAGACGAAAAACTTTGATATATGTCCATCGGCATTTAAAGAATTTACAAAATTAATACCTGTAGTCAGCTCCCTACCGCCACCAGTTACCGGTAGACCGTCCCCTACTGCAAGACAAATGAAGCTTAGAAATTTTCTAGAATAATATGCAAAATACAAAATCACCTCAGCATGAATTGTTAAAATCTGCTATTGAAGCTACAGATGCCTATCTTGGTATTGAAAAAAATGCTAAGAAATTAGGTTTTTCAAATGCAAGTATGAATGCTGAATTTGCATACCACCTTAGAAGAGTATATGATACTTTAACTGAGTTGGGTGAGTTCTCTAAGCATGAAGAGTATATTAAAACTCATATACAAGCTATGATTGATCTGACTCCTGAGACAAAGGGCAGTGAAGCAGTGTTTAATGTACTTGAGCCAGCAGCACACCAAACTACAAGTAATCAAGCAGATGTTGGGGAAAGCAGAATACCTTCTTTTAAAACTTTTATAAAAGAAGAAAAAAAAAATATTGAAGACGAAACAATCTCTGATGAAGAGATAGCTAATATAGTTGATGAGTTAACATGGGAAGATATAGTTGATCTGTACGATGAAGAAGAATTAGTATATGATGATAGTGATGATGAAGAGCCGGAAGACGAGGAAGACGATGGAGATCTTAATGAAAAGATTTCAGTTCAATCTAGGTTAAAGAGAAGACAGGCTTTTGCTCGTATGAGGGGTAAGCGTAATGCTGCCCGTAATATTAAACTTCGTAGAGCCTCTTCAATGGACGTTCTTAAGAAGAGAGCAAATCTTTCAGCTAGAAGAGCAGTATATAAAAGATTTTTAAGAGGTAGAGACAAGTCGACTTTATCAGCAGCCGAAAAAGACAGAATTGAAACCCAGGTTGGTAGAATGAAGTATATGCAGCAGGCTATTGCTACTAAAATGCTACCAAAGATGCGTGGCATTGAGCAAAAAAGATTGGCTAATTATAGATCTAAAAAGTCCTCAGCACCAAAAGGTACAAGTTCAAAAGCCCCGGGTGGTACATCGAGTAAAAGAAGATGAAAACATTATCAATGCTTAAAGAAGAGATGTGTCCAGCGGCCACATTT